AGCAAAGCAAGCGAAACAAAGTTTAAGGAAAAAACATGGCAAGAAAAAAGCTAACGCCTAAACAAATGAAGATCGCAAGAGTAGCTCCTCCACGAAATAAAATAACAGGAGCCGATTTTAAAGGACTTAGAAAAGGCAAGAGAGGTAAAAAGAAATGATTAAAGAGTTTCAAAAGCTCGTATGTGCCATTTTAAGTAAATGGTGTGATACTTGTGGCTGTAATGAAAAAAAGCCTGCTAAACGGGGAAGACCCAAAAAGAAATGATACAAACACTAATAGGTTCTATTGGTAGCCTCGCGTCATCATATCTAGAGGGCAAGACAGCTATACAAAAGGCAGAAGCCACTATTCGTATGAAAGAGGCTACTGGAGAGATTGATTGGGATCTTGCAGCGATGCGAGCATCGCAGTCCTCATGGAAGGACGAATGGTTGACCCTGCTTTTTAGTATTCCTCTTGTGCTAAGCTTTTGTGGGTCGTGGGGCAGAGGTATTGTATCCGATGGGTTTGAGGCTCTTGCGGGTATGCCCCAGTGGTATCAGATCGCGTTAGGAGCTATCGTATCTGCGAGCTTTGCGACACGGTCTGCCTCTAAGTTGTTTAACATGAGGAAAAAGAAATAGATTCCATCAAGTGCGATGTATGTGGGCACGACATGGAGAACGTCGAAGGAAGTATGCGGTGTAAATATTGTCAATACTTCTATGACATGAACAAAGAGTGGATTGATTTTGTCCACAAAGAAAAGGAGAAAGAAGATGCCGTTCAAATTATCTCAGAGAAGCTTTCAGAAACTGGTGGGCGTAGACGAACAACTGGTGGAAACAGTAAAAAAGGCTATTGAACTAACGAAAATCGACTTCGGAGTGATTTATGGAGTCCGTAATATCGAAGAACAGGAGAAGCTTTTTAAATCCGGCAGATCCCAGACGATGAACTCAAAACACCTTTTGCAAGATGACGGTATGGGTCATGCTGTCGATTTAATGGCTTACCAAGACGGATCGCCATGTTGGGAAATCCAGGTGTATGATGACATAGCGGATGCTATGAAAGAGGCAGCAGTGAGAACAGATTTAAAAATTAGGTGGGGAGCCGCATGGCAAATAGATGACCTTCGTGATTGGGAGGGCACAGCCGAAGAAGCAATGAATGCGTATATAGACTTACGTCGCTCTCAGGGTCGTCGCCCATTTATTGACGGACCTCACTTCGAAAAAAATTAAGGGGTAGATGTATGGATGTTGTTGACTTCGCGAGATATTTATATAATAAATTTGATGAGAGAGAAAAAGATATTGCACAAGATCTAGTATTAGGAAACATAAAAGATTGGAATCAGTATCAACATTTAGTGGGAGAGGCACGGGGACTCTCACTTGCTAAAGAAGAAATTAAGTCCCTGCTGGAGAATAACGTAGAAGATGCCGAGCAAATTATTACTTCCTGACTTTTATAAAGTCCCTGAAAAAGAACCAGACATTCCCTTAAAAGATAGATTACCACAACCTACGGGTTGGAGACTTCTTGTTATGCCTTACAAAGGCAGAGCTAAGACGGAGGGAGGTGTGTATATGCCAGATGACGTTGTCGAGAGAGAGGCTCTTGCCACCGTTGTCTCTTATGTAATACGAGTTGGACCTTTAGCGTATAAAGACAAAGATAAATTTGGAGACTGTGAGCCTTGGTGTAAAGAAGGCGATTGGGTCTGTATAGGTCGATACGCGGGGGCACGATTTAAGATAGATGGTGGAGAGATACGCATCATCAATGATGATGAAGTTATAGCCACTATTCAACATCCCGACGATGTTTATAATGTTTAGGAGATAATATGGAACAAGAACAAGCTGTAGAAGAAACTGTGGAGATAGAGGTAGCCGATCCCTCTATTAAAGAACAGCAAGCACAAGAGGTTGAAGTTGTTCAACCTGAACAACAAAGTGTTCAGACTGAACAAAAAGAGGAACAAACCGATACAAAAGAAGAACAAAAAGAAGACGAACTCGAAAGTTATAGTAAAAATGTTCAAGCAAGGATTAAAAAGCTTACGGAAAAGTATCGAAAAGAGGAACGAGACAGAGAAGAGGCTGTTCGTATCTCACAAAAACTCCTTGAAGAAAACAAAAAACTCAAGCAAAGAGTGGACAGCCTTGATCAAGGTTATTTATCAGAGTATGGCACAAGACTAGAGTCTCAAGAAGATCAAGCAAAAAGGGCGTATGCTGAAGCTCATCAAGCGGGAGACAGCGAGAAGATGTTTGAAGCTCAAAAGGCTTTGTCAAAGATAGCCATAGAGCAAGAACGCTACAGACTTGCAAAAGATCAATCAGAGAAAAAAGAAAAGGAAAAAGGAGAAGAGAGCACGGAAACCGTCGCGGAAACACCACAACCACAACAAAAAGTGTCACCAAAAGCAAAAGATTGGGCAGAAAAGAACGAGTGGTTTGGTGACGATGAGATTATGACACAAGCAGCTTTTGTGGTACATAATAAATTAATTCAAGAAGAAGGGTTTGACCCGGAGAGCGATGAGTATTATAGTGAGATTGATAGACGCATGAGACAAGAGTTTCCTCATAAGTTTGAAAAGCAGAAAACGAGCAGTGGAGTTCAAGTTGCTTCTGCTAATTCCACAGCATCTCGTAATACGCAGCAGAAGCGAAGATCGGTAAAACTATCGCCTTCTCAGATAGCGATAGCTAAAAAATTAGGAGTACCTCTTGAAGAGTACGCAAAATATGTGAAGGACTAAATGATGACAGATAGAACACCGAGAAATGATACGACCCGTGAAAAATCTTCACGCAGAAAGCCTTGGGCACCACCAAGCAGGTTAAGTGCACCTGAACCTCCAGAGGGATATAAGCACAGATGGATCCGTATAGCTACTCGTGGCGATGATGATAAGGTCAACGTCCACGCAAAGATTACGGAAGGGTGGGAACCAGTTAGAGCAGATGAATATCCCGAAAGGGACTTACCGACCATAGATGATGGAAAGTACGCAGGAGTAATAGGAACAGGTGGATTAATGCTTGCCAGAATGCCTCTTGAAACAGTCAAGGAGAGGAATGATTATTTTCGAGGAAGAACTCGTGAACAAATGACTGCCGTTGATAGCGATCTAATGAAAGAGCAGCATCCTTCGATGCCAATCACAAATGATCGTCAAAGTAGAGTTTCATTCGGGGGTCGTAATGACTCCTCTAATAATTAATTCTTAATAGGAGCTATAAATGGCGAACTCAAACGTATCTTTTGGCTTGAAGCCTATTAATGCTATGGGGGGAACTAACCCTGGTAGCACTAATATGTACTTCATTGCCAGTAATGCGTCAGCTATTTTCCAAGGTTCACCCGTTCAAGCAGAGTTATCTGGTGGTACAATCCAAGTTTTAGGAAACGCCACTGGTGATACAAAGCAAATTTTGGGCGTGTTTGCCGGCTGTGAATATGTTGACAACACTACAAAAAAACTAACTTTTTCCAATACATGGCCCGGCTCTGGGTCAGCAGACACTAATCATGACATCAAGGGTTTCGTATACGACAACCCAATGCAGCGATACATTATTTGTTCTGATGGTACAAATACTGATAGAGCTACCGCAAAAGCTGATGTCTTTAAGACTGCTGAAATAGAGAACGCCACGAGCGGAAGCACAACCACTGGCATATCAACTGCACAGATTGATATCTCAACAGCAGAGGATTCTGATTCGTCAAATCCTTTGTTGATCCTAGGTATTCAAGAGGATGTCGAGAATCAAGACCACAGTGCTGCAGGTATCCAGTACATCGTTAAACTTAATAATCATGTCTTCTTCAGTTCTGTTGGAGATCCTGATGCAGCAATCTCATAAGGGGGTATAACTATGGCGATATCTAGAGCACAGTTAGCCAAAGAGTTAGAACCAGGTTTAAACGCCCTCTTTGGCATGGAGTATGGTAGATACGAGAACCAACACTCTGAAATTTACACAACCGAGTCTTCAGATCGAGCATTTGAAGAAGAGGTAATGCTTTCTGGTTTCGGGGCAGCACCCGTCAAGCAAGAAGGTTCAGGAGTATCATTTGATGATGCAAACGAGTCTTTCACTGCTCGATACAACCATGAAACCATTGCTTTGGCTTTTGCGATCACAGAGGAAGCCGTAGAGGATAATCTCTATGACCGAATCTCTGCGAGATACACAAGAGCACTTGCCCGATCAATGTCTCATACAAAGCAAGTGAAGGCTGCAGCCGTTCTTAACAACGCTTTTGACTCCTCCGTAACTGGTGGAGATGGAAAAGAGTTGTGTGCCACTGATCACCCGTTGATCAATGGAGGAACTTTTGCAAACGAACCTTCAACTGCTGCAGACCTTAATGAAACATCTTTGGAAGATGCGTTGATTAACATCGCAGGTTTCGTAGATGAGAGAGGTCTAAAAGTAGCACTTCGTGGTACAAAACTAATAGTTCCACGACAACTACAGTTCGTTGCAGAGAGACTAACAGCTTCAACACTACGACCAGGATCATCAGACAATGATGTGAATGCTATCCAGTCCAGAGGGATGATGTCACAAGGCTATGCCGTGATGGACTTCTTGACTGACTCAGATGCTTTCTTCATCTTGACTGATACTCCTAGAGGGTTCTTACATTTTGAAAGAACACCTCTTTCAACTAACATGGAGGCTGACTTCGATACAGGTAACATGCGTTATAAGGCTCGTGAGAGATATTCCTTCGGTTTCTCCGATCCACGATGTGTGTTTGGGTCACCTGGAGCCTAGGCTTCATGTCTTTCCTCCAAACTTTAAAGGGCGAGTAAAATCGCCCTTTATTTTTGCGTAAAAGTAATTTAGTATTAATTAAATTAACCTTGACAGTCACTTAATGTGGCTGACATTTGCCAAGACAAGGAGAATCACATGGCTAATACAACTTTTTCAGGTCCAGTCAGATCTGAAGGTGGCTTCAAAACCATTAATAAAAGCACCACTTCTGGTGCTGTAACAGAAACAGGTTTCTCTGTAAATTCAACAGGACAGCTTATTTCTTTAGGTTCACGAAAAATACAAACCTTCGTGGGCACTCTGGCAAGCACAAACGCAGCAGATACAGCGTACGCAGACGGAGACTGTCTTGTAGAATTAGGAACTTTAAATACAGATCATCCCGATGAGCTAGTAACAGCTACAAAGTTCTTTATTCATAAGGCGGTGATTGGTATCACAACAGCAGCGGGTCAGACATTAGCAGGTAACCTAGCGTTAAGTGCTACCTCTGGCACAGCGACAAACGCAGCTGTGTCGGGCACTGAGATTGTGGGAGCGGGTGTTGCAGCCTTCTCTACAACATTATCTGCAGCTCTATCTGTGACTGAGATTGACATAAATTTTAACGCTAGTGCGGGAAACTTTCATGTGTTTGAACCAAATGTGAGTGCAGCTATAGCTAATACTGCGTTGTACGCAAGAGCTACAACAACAGTGAACGCAGATATCACAGCAGGTAGGTTTACAGTTGAGCTAGAATACTCAGTATATTAAGGAGGTCAACATGGCTGATGCAGTAGCCTCACAAACGATAATTGATGGTCCTAAACAAGTTGTAATGAAGTTTACTAACATAAGTGACGGCACTGGAGAAAGTGCTGTAACTAAAGTAGATGTTAGTGCTTTGTCTAAGGGAACTGACGGTGCCACTTGTACTGGAGTGTCTATAGAACAGATATGGTGGCAGTGCACGGGTATGCGAGTGAGTATCTTCTTTGACGCTACGTCAGATGTTCTAGCGATACAACTTGGTGAAAATCAGAGTGGTCATCATAATTACACAGATTTTGGTGGTATACCCAATAACGCAGGTAGTGGTAAAACTGGTGATATTCAGTTTACGACGGTTGGTCACGATAACACAGATACATACACTGTTATTCTAGCCATGCGTAAGAACTATGGCTGAGCGTAAGCGAGATAAACAACCGCCAAAGACTAAGAAGTATTTCCGCTCCACTAAAAAGGGAGCGGGGATGACTAAGGCAGGTGTGGCTCGATATCGTAGAGAGAACCCTGGTAGTAAATTAAAAACGGCTGTTACGAAGAAGAAAAACTTAACAGCTAAAGATAAAGCAAGACGCAAGTCTTTTTGTGCTAGAAGTGCCGGTCAGATGAAGAAATTTCCAAAGGCAGCAAAAGATCCAAATAGCCGTTTACGACAAGCTAGAAGACGGTGGAGATGTTGATGAAAGAAGTATTATTAGGCGTTACCACAATGGGAGTCTTTGGTGTTTTGTCTTGGATGGCATTCACTTTGATCGCTGTAGATAAAAGAACAGAGGTTATGTCCGTAAAGATTGAACAGAACAATGAGATGCTAAAGCCTCTTTGGGAGGACTTTATTAGGAGGAGTGCAACGTATGACAATAAGGAGATCAAACATGGCGAAGCAAGTGTCAAAATCTGGAAGTAAAAAAGATGCGTGTTACCACAAGGTAAAAGCTCGCTATAGGGTTTTCCCTTCAGCGTACGCATCAGGAGCTATTGCAAAATGTCGAAAAGTTGGAGCAGCCAACTACGGTAAATCAACGAAAAAGAAGGCTATGGGTGGAACCATAGAGGCAGATCAGCCAAGAAAAAGACCGTTACCGAGAGGGTATAAAAACGGTGGTAACATTATTATTGCCAGAGGTTGTGGTATGGTTAAAGACAAAAAGAGAAAAGAGACTGTTATAACTTAATGGCTGTTCGTAAGACAAAAAAGGGACTTGCTCTCAAGAGATGGTTTAAAGAGGACTGGAAGGATGTTCGAACAGGTAAGGCATGTGGTAGACAAAAAGGGGAAAAGAGGGGCACTCCATATTGCAGACCCTCTAAAAGAGTAAGCAAAAAAACCCCTAAAACAGCTTCAGAGATGACTGCTTCAGAGAAGAGAAAGCGGATAGCTCAGAAGAAGAGAATTGGTCAACCTGCGGGTAAACCAAGAAGAGTTCAATCATTAAAGAGGAGAAAAACAAAATGATCCGACAACGAAAAAAAATGGCGATGAAGAAGAAAAAGGGTGGTCGTATCGCCATGAAAAGCAAAGGCGGTCGTATTGCCATGAAAAGCAAAGGTGGCAGAATCGCTATGAAGAGTAAAGGTGGACGTATTGCCATGAAGAAAAAGGGCGGTAAGATCGCTATGAAGAACGGTGGTGTAGCCATGACTGTAGCAGCAGCAAAGAAGTTGCTAAAGCAAAAAGGCTTCACAGTAACAAAAACGAAGAAAAAGAAGTAATGAATGGCTTATTTACAAAGCAACATCCCACACTTCAAGTGTTGGGTGCGGAGAGAGTATACTCACAATCACGAGAAATATCATGGGGAATTTCTACACGCTATGGCGATTGCAGTTACAACCATGCCGAACAGATGTCTAAGTTTTCAAATCATCTTCACGGGTTGTGAGGTTGATGATGACGAGAACCAACCGAATGTACATGGAGGAGCGATGTGGGCGAGGATGCCTATAACAGCCTTGGCGGGAGACTTTGATTTTGAAGAGTTTCCAGAGCCGATGCCTACATACCTAGCACAGCCTTGGGATTGTGCCTCACATCACCATGCAGTATATACTTTGGATAGGGCAACACCGTGTCCCTGGTTAGCAAAGATAGGATCAGATTTTGTTCCTGCTAAATATTTGTTTACTGTGGATTACACGGAGAGTGAGATAGCAGATGACCCTGCACAACACAAGCAAAGTCATGTTCTACAGTTATTAGAAGCAGGAAACTATACTGGTAACATTGTGGCTTTACCTAATAATCGTGTAAGGGTAACACATCCCGCATGGTTTGAGACTGGAGAAGGTCCTCCAGATTTTAAACCCACTCAGCATATTCACTACTCAAAGTCTGACTTGGATTATGTATTGGACGTAAATCAAATTTTTGATAATATGTACGCAACGAATGAAGAGGACGAGTAAATGGCAACATCCAGTTCGAGGGATTTTGATCTTGACGTAGCAGAGATCATAGAGGAGGCATATGAGCGGTGTGGATTAGAGGTTCGCACGGGTTATGACGCTAAGTCGGCAAGACGCTCTATGAACCTTATGTTTGCTGACTGGGCAAACAGAGGTCTTAATCTTTGGACTGTAACACAAGCGACACAGTCTCTTACATCTGGGACGGCAACGTACACGTTTACAAATAATTTTACAGATTTATTGGACGTGGTGATTAGGGACTCTAATAGCACTGACTTTTCCATAACAAGGATATCTAGGAGTGAGTACCTAAATATTCCTAACAAGACCTCGACGGGTCGTCCTAGTCAGTTTTTTTATGATCGACAGATAACTCCAACCATAAACTTATGGCCCACACCAGATTCTTCTGATTTTACTTTGGTGTATTATTTTGTAAACAGAATACAAGATGCCGATACGTTACAGAATACAACAGATGCTCCGTTTCGTTTCCTCCCTTGTATGGTAGCGGGGTTAGCATATTATACTTCGTTAAAGAAGGCACCTGAAAGGACACAGCTTCTGAAGGTTGTCTATGAGGAGGAGTTCCAGAGAGCAGCAGACGAAGATGAAGATCGAGTATCTCTTAAACTACAACCTAGCATTCAATACTTGAGGTCTACCTAATGCCTAGATACGCATCAAATAAAAGAGCCTACGGGATATCAGATCGGTCTGGGTTTCGATATAGGTTACGAGACATGCGTATGGAATGGAATGGCTCGTTAGTGGGAAGAGACGAGTATGAGGCAAAGCATCCTCAACTAGACCCCTCTAGAATAATTGCTGACCCTCAAGCGTTGAGAATATCACGACCAGACACAGCACAAGAAACAACAGCGTTCGTTGTGTATACGAACTCTGGAGATGGTATAATAGGATTTAAAATGGATACGTTTGAAGCAACAGCTAGTCTTGGAACGGTGACGGTGACAACATCATGAGTTTTACATTTGCAACATTAAAGACAGCGATTCAAGATTACACAGAAAACACGGAGACTACGTTTACTAATCATTTATCTGACTTTATAAAAGGAGCCGAAGAGCGTATATTTAAGACAGTTGATCTTGAGTTTTTTAGAAAGAATGTGACGGCATCAACCACATCTAGTAATAGATTCCTTGCTGTTCCTAGCGATTACTTAGCCTCTTTTAGTTTGTCTGTCACAAGTTCAAGTACCAAAAGTTTTTTGTTACAGAAAGACGTAAACTATATAGAGGAGTATAATCCAAATGCGTCCACTACGGGTTTGCCACAGTATTACGCTCTTTTTGATGTAGAAAATTTTATTCTGTCTCCTACACCCGATCAAGCGTACTCAGTAGAGCTTCACTATTACTTTAGACCAAATAGTTTAACTGCGGGAGCAGACTCTGGTTCTACTTGGTTAAGCACTAACGCTCCTTTTGCTATGCTGTATGGTAGTTTGATAGAAGCGTACACGTTTATGAAGGGTGAGCCAGATGTTATGAAAATGTATAATGATCGTTTTGTAGAGTCATTATTACGATTGAAAGAGTACGGAGAAGCTCGTGAAAATGCTGATGCGTATAGAAGAGGATTACCAGAAAGGCCCAGAACATAATGCTTATGGAAATGAAGAAAGAACCGATTGTCGAGATACACACCACAGACAATCGAGGATTTACACCGGAAGAGGTGGCAAAGAGATGTGTGGATAAAATAGTTGAAGTGGGAGATAGTGCTCCTCCCGCTATACGCGACCAGGCGAGAGCGTTTAAGGATCATTTAGAGAAAGTTATAGCGTTTTACATGAAAGAGGCTATAAACTCTGATAGAGTAACAGTGTATAATGCAATCAAAGATGCGGGGTATGATAAGCTCGCAGAACATATAAGGAGAATGTAATGGCTTTTACTGGTAGTAATGCACTCTGTTCCACGTTTAAGAAGGAATTGTTAGAGGGAACACATAATTTTGCGAATGGTGGCAACTCTTTTAAGATTGCTCTTTTTACAAACTCACAAGCCGGTAATGACAATCTTGGAGGCACAAGCACTGATATGGATTCTACCGTTACGGGATACTCAAGTTCTGCGGGTAACGAAGTTGGTAACTCTGGTGACTACACTGCGGGTGGAGGTGCGTTGGCTAGTCAAGCAGTTAGTGGATCACAAACACAAACAACAGCGTTTGTGGATTTTGCCGATAAAACTTTTGGATCTGCTACGATCACAGCGAGAGGAGCCTTAATATATAACGACACAAACAGTGACAAAGCTGTGTGTATATTAGATTTTGGATCAGACAAGTCATCCTCTTCTGGGAACTTCACTATAGTGTTCCCTAGTGCAAGCACAAGTGACGCGATAATAAGGATAGCGTAATGGCATTTGTAATAGCAGATAGAGTTCGTGAAACGACAACGACAACAGGCACAGGCACGATTACCTTGGGTGGTGCAGTCACTAACTTTGAAACTTTTACTGCTAATTTATCTAATTCTGATACCACCTATTATGCTATTGTTGATAATACCAATGGTGCTTTTGAGGTTGGTTTAGGAACATTCACAGCCTCTGGTCCAACACTAGCACGATCCGTAATAGCGAGTTCTAATAGCAACAATCTTGTAGACTTTGGTGTAGGAACAAAAGACGTATTTATAACAGTGCCTGCCAGTAAGATAGTTGTTGAGGATGGTAGCAATAACGTATCCATCGGAGGTACAGTAACAGCTTCTGCTTTTAGTGGTAGTGGTGCAGGTCTTACAGGTGTGGATGTGGTGAGTGACACAACTCCTCAGTTGGGGGGAGACTTGGATGCACAGGGCAAGAATTTAGAAGACGTAGGCATAAGTTTTGCTGATTCACATGCAGGTATAAACGGAAGCTCATCATCTCCTGTTGTGTTTACAGTTACGGTAGCAAGTAAATCTGGACATCCATATCAAGGTGAAGGTAGTGGGAATGCTTACCTAATAAATGGACTACAAGCACCTGCACTAACTTTTCATGGTGTAGACTCAACGACATCGGACAGAGGTTATTATTACAGATTCGATCAATCTGATTCTAGTAATGGTGGACATCCATTAAGATTTTATTTAGATGCAGCTAGGAGTACGCAGTATACCACAGGTGTTACAACAAATGGAACGGCAGGAAGTTCAGGAGCATACACTCAAATTGACGTAGATGAGAACACACCAAAGGTTTTATATTATCAATGTACTAATCATGGATATATGGGTAACTACGCTGTAACACTTGGATCAAGAAACTTTGGTGATGGTAATATTACAAATGTGGGGGATATATCCTTAGACTCCATAAGTCCAGATGGCACAGATATAAATGTAGCCGTATCTGACAACTCAGCGACAGCGTTTACGATAAAGCAGGGGTCAGATAATTATCTCGTTGTTGATACAGGAGATGGTGGCGAGTCTGTGGCAA